TGCTGTAATTGCATTGGCAGCAATTTGAGCTGCGGTAATCGTGTCAGCAGCAATTTTTGCGGCTGTAACAGCATCATCAGCGATAGCAGCTGTGACAACAGAATCGTCAGCGAGTTCAACTGAAGTTACGGCATCTGCAGCAATCTTTGCTGTACTTACAGCGTCATCTGCAAGCTTTGCAGTTGTTACTGCGTTATTAAGGATTGAGGCCGTGACTACAGCGTCGTTTGCAATTTTTGCTGAAGTGACCGCATCATCAGCAAGCTTTGCAGTGACAACTGCTGCATTATTAATCTTGTCAGTTGTAACGGCTGCATTAACAATTGCAGCCGTATCTACCGCATCATCGGCCAGCTCTGCAGCCCCAACTGCATTTGTTGCAATGTTTCCAGCAACGATGGTATTGTCTGCAATCTTGGCGCTTGTTACAGCGTCATCTGCAATTTTTGCTGTAGTTACTGCAACGTTTGCAATTGCAGCCGTATCTACTGCATCGTCTGCAAGCTCTGACGAACCAACAGCATTTGGAGCGATGTTTTCGGCGGTGATTGTATCTGCTGCAATCTTTGCGCTAGTTACAGCATCATCAGCAATCGCAGCAGTGTCTACTGAGTTGTCAGCAAGTTCAGAAGACGTAATTGCATCAGCAGCAATGTTTGCTGCTGTGATTGTGTCTGCTGCGATTTTCGCAGAAGTTACCGCTCCGGCAGCAATGGCTGCGGTGTCAACAGCATCATCTGCAAGCTCAGAGGCCGTGATCGCATCGGCAGCAATATTGCCAGAAACAATCGTGCCGTCTGCAATCTTTGCGCTAGTTACGGCATCGTTTTGAATTGCAGCTGTATCTACAGAATCATCAGCCAGCTCAGATGCACCAATCGCATTTGGCGCGATGTTTGCGGCAGTAATCGTATCCGCAGCAATCTCAGTTGTTGTTACCGCTCCACCATTGATTTTTGCGGTGGTAATTGAGTCATCCGCAATCGCGGCTGTTACTACAGCGTTATCGGCAATTTTTGCGGAGGTAACTGCATCGTTTGCAAGCTTTTCAGTTGTTACAGCACTGCCTGAAATTTTTGCTGCCGTTACCGACCCATCAACCAAAGCGGCGGTGTCAACAGAATTATCAGCTAATTCAGAGGAACCAACAGCGTCTGCGGCTATGTTCGCAGCGGTAACTGTATCTGCCGCAATCTTTGCGCCAGTGACAGCAGCGTTGACAATTGCAGCAGTATCAACACTGTCGTCTGCTAGCTCGGAATCGGTTACAGAATTTACTGCAAGATTTGCAGATGTAATTGTGGCTGCTGCAATTTTTGCACCAGTGATTGCCGCATTTGCAACCTTTGCAGTTTCAACGGCATCAGTAGCAAGCTTTGCTGCTGTAATGGAGCCATCTGCAACCTTTGCCGCTGTAACCGCGTTGTCTGCAATATTTGCAGTATCTACTGCATCATCCGCAAGCTTTGCATTTGTTACTGCGTCATTAGCAATTTTTGCGGTGGTTACACTTAAATTTTGAAGTGAAACGGCGCCCATTGCACCGGGAGCAATTTTCGCTTCTGTGATTGCATCGTCTGCAATTGCAGCAGTATCAACTGCGTTGTCCGCCAGCTCTGACGCGCCAATGGCGTTGGCAGCAATTTGGGTTGCGGTGATGCTGTCGTTAACCAGCTTCAAGCCTGGAATTACTGCATCATCAATTAAATTGACGACGCCTTGCTGAACCAGCCCCTTGATCGTTAGCCTGCGAGTTTCGCTCGCAGAATTATCCGCAACAGCAATATCATCGGTGGCCTCCGCGTCCGCTTGCAGCAGTACAGGAAGCTCTGAAATCTTTAGGTCTGCCACTGATTACTCGACCGGAGTGCTTCCTGTATTCTAGGACTTGCAAATCATCAGTCTTGTTGCTCCACTTCAAGGAAACCGATCTGGTTTGCTTCCTGCGCGATGCGGTCTCTGTCTTCCTGCAATAGATAATTGCTGACTGTTTTTGTGCGTAGCTCAATCTGCCCAGTTGTTACAAAGTCAATGGTGGATTCAATGGGTTCTCCAGCGGAAAAGGACAAACCTGCATTGGTAATCCTTGCATAAAATTCGTACCAAACTTCATCGTTAAAGTCTTCTGTTTTGCCGCCGGGCTTAATGCCGCGACCAACCAAGGTTACTTTGGCCCAAAATTCACTGCCAACCTTAGTTCGTAAAAGTAGCTGATTTAGGTAAATGGGCATTTCTACAACACCGGCAGACTCCCCTCTGATCAGTGGATCATTTGCGCGGCGCTCGTAATCGAAAAAGCAGGTGATCCGACCACTGCCGCTGATCAGACCAGAATATTCACGTCTAAATTCGTCTGAAAGAGCAGTGCTGTCAATTGACTCGCGCTGCGTGTTTACTTCGTAGCTAATTACTTGCCCTAGGATTCGCTCGTTATTGTTGCGGATTTGGATTGAAATTGGGATGTCTCGATTCGGCACAACAAGGCTCACACGGCCAGGAAGCTCACCTGAGATGGCTTCATCAAACGTCTTGTAAAGACGGATGCCTCCGATCTCATTGACAAAAACGTAAAAAATTCCATCCTTAAACACTTGGTTTGATGGCCAACCATCTGAACCAATAAAACTTAAAAGCGTTCCATCGGTAGTCTTGATCTCAATTTGATCGCCTGTAATCAAAAGACCAAGCGGAAAATCAAAACTAAAACGCCCCCTAGATGCATTGACATCAGAAGGCTTTATTGTCCCTGTGATTGGCTCGTCTAAGCTTGTTCTACGAAGCTCAATCTGCCCAATTTCCCCAAGTAGGACAGCCATTAATCACAGGGTGATAAGATTAAGGTCGCCTGCTGCGGTGAAGGAAACATCGGCGGTAATAATCTCACCGATGCTGGTTGAAATTGTTGCTGAAGTAACAAAGGCATTAAAAGAAAGCTTCTTTGGCCCCCAATCAAACCTTACCGATGTCTTCACAGGGTCTTCAGCTGTAAATAAATTGTCCAACAACTCACTTAGTGCCGTGTTGTCGTCTTGGTACATGATCGTTGCTGTTCCACTAAAGCTTTTAAGGCCAGCCTCATTTTGAACAGCGTCTTTATCTAAGGTTGTTACTTCGATCAGAGCCAGGTTACCCTCTACAGTCCAAGCTCTAACCCTAGCCTGCAAGGCATTGCCAAAAGTAATTGAACCATCCTTGCCCGTGTAGATAGCCATTTTTTAAGTGCTTGGGACAATGGTTTGATTCTAGCGTTTCTCAACGCTAAAACTTACAGGGTAGCGGTCGTCAGGTCACCGTCTGCCGTAAAGGAAACCTCAGCCCTAGCAACTTCACCAGGCGCAACAGCAATGCTTGCGCTAGTGATGATTGCATTGAATTTAATTAGCCTGTCGCCCCACTGAAACTCAGCCTGTGCAGGCTCTACTGCTCCGGTCTTAAAAACTCGGCCAAGCAGGTTAGAAATACTGTTATCTTCTTTGTAGTAAATAATTGTTGCTGTGCCGGTGTAGCTCTTAAGGTCGGCCAGGTTTCCAATGGCGTGATTACCAAGCTCTGTTTTGTCGAGCAGGTTAACACTTGCCTCAACAGTCCAGTTGCTTGTCTTTGCTTGCCGATTACCTGCAAAGAAAAATTTACCGTCTACACCCCGGAAAACGTCGGCCATGAGCTTTTGACCTAAAAGGACATCTCACCCATTCTAATCATCGGCCAAGAAAACCCCAATAAATTCACAGACCACAGTGGACCTGCCTTTGAAAGTGCTTGTAACCTGCGGCGGCCCGGCATATCTCCAGCTAAGCCCGGTTTCCTGCTCTTTTATGTAGTTCAAAAAACCGGCGTCTGAAATACCAGCGCCAGCGTTTGTGCTAAGAAAAGTAACAGTGTCTAGGTCTGAGTTCACGTTAATATAGTTGTCTATGATCTTCTTTGCTTCAGAATCCAAGATATTTCTAAATTCCAAGGAAAGGGTTGAATCAACCCTCTTGTTGCCGTACCTTAAAATCGTAAGCGCACCATTCTGCGCCCTAAACTCGGTTTGAGGAAAATTGCCTGGCGTGTAGGTTCTTGATGAGGGCCTTATGTTGGGGAAATCTCTTGCAGGCATTAGTAAACCACCTCAGTAAATTGGTTGTTGCTCCAGTCCAATACCTTCAGTGTACCGGAGCTGGTAAGTGGCACGTTGCTGCCTGCAACTTCGATTAAACCGTCTTCCGCATAGGAAATGCTCTCTACCTTGTAGATTCGATCATTGACAGCATTGGTACTGACGCTAAAAACTGTTCCAAAAAGATTTCCCTGTGTTGTCTTGCCATTTTGAACACTGAGCGTTTCCTGCTTAACCCCTTCAGTTCCCGGCTTGTAAAAGAAGATATTTCTGTTGCCGTCACTTAGCCTTATTCCTTGAATTGTTCCATCGATGCCAATGCTTCCGTTTAAAAGGCGTGAGGTATGGGTTGCTTCGCTCACGAGTCTAAAATAATCCCCAGGCTCTAAATTCAACGCTGCTTGTGGAGTGGTCTCAAATCTTACGCCGTGGTCAACCTCTTGCCGTGTTTTCAATGCAAATTTTGCAAATTTGCGTGCGTGCTCTTCGCTAGTACAAAAACCACTTAGGTCAAATACTTCCTCAGGATCCTCGTCCGAACCAGCTTCCAACCTAATTTCAAGTGTTCTGGTTTGCGGGAAACCGTTCACAGTGTCTTGTCGCCATAAAACAACAGCCTTAAAAAGCTGACGTTCTTCGGGGTCTAAAAAGCTAACCTGCAGATTTCTTATGTTTCCATCTGTAAAGAGTGCCTTGATTTTCGGCTTTACATTTACGTTGATTGAATTATCCACAAGGCTGGCAGCCGTTGGAACTGTTGGGGACAGGCTAAACTTTCCGCCAATGATCGTAAAGTCAAGCAAGCAGTAAGCTGCGTTTTCAAAAATAAACTGCCTAAGGTTTTGCCTTTCAGAAATCACGCCGTCCCAGAAAAAGCCGTTTACGTTGCAAAATTGCGCGGCTTGTACAAACCTGCCTCTAGTAACCTGATCGACTCCAATCAGCTCTGCAGCACCAAATTCCTTGTTTGTTAACAACGCATAGACAATTTCCGGCAGGGTGTTGATTGCTCCGAATCCGCTAGCTAGCAATCTTTCCGCAATAATGCCTTCTTTGAAGAAAGCAGAGAATTGATTAAAACTGGCCCATTCCAAGCTGCTGCCGATTCTGATTCCAGCAATGGCCAAATCATCATACTGTGGTGATACGTTATTTAAGGTGTATTCGTTGACATAGGTTATTTCGTGCTCGGGGCTGTCAAAGTTGCTGCTTTCCTCTTGGTCATATACAACATAATCCGCAACAGCGTCAAACTCCCGCAACTTTTGACTAGCTTGAGGCACGTTCACAAGATTAAATTCACTGTTTGAGGCGTCCTCTCTTGTGATGATTTTCCTTCTTCCTGTAAAATTTATCCTTACTCCGTTGGAGACAAAGACCTCTCTGTTACCCCCTTCGAGCAAATTTATTAACTTGGACTCATAAAATCTATCTTTAACAAAGATATTTCCAGGGAAAGGCAGCAAGCGGTACTCCCAGTTATTTGTGTTTGGGTGGTAAACCTTAATTGAGTTGTATATGTCTTGAGGCGTGTTCCCCCTTACTGCAAAAATTTCGCCAGGAATTAAGTCTTTGAATCCAACGTTTTGGTTTGCTGCTCTTCGCTGAAGCCTGAAAAAACTATAGCGATTTACAAACTTATTAATACCGCCAAGAGTAAGACCGCCGCCTCCTTCTGGGCTTTCGTAATCTTTAATCACATCCTCTGGAGGTTGGCTGTTTACATTTGCAAAGCCATTGATTCTTCTGAAAACCCTTGACTTTATGCCGATTTCTATTGCATCGCAAGGTCTTGACGTTACAACTGTTGCCACAGCTACTCTTTGAATTACCAGCCTTTCATTAGGTTCAAAGGTATCTAAAGACCGCGCTGTATCTAGTCGCCCTCTGACTTCTGCCCATTCAAAAGTAAACTCTTTGGTTAGCCCTGGCCGCCACGGCTCTTGTGGGTTGATACCTGTTAATACAGCCAAGCCATTGCCAGCTAAATAAATCTCACCGATACTTAAATTTGAATCAGCATTAGTCCGAGTTGTTCTTACACTTTGACGAACATCCTCAACACCAAAAGGCTCAAATCCAGGGTCTTCTTCATTATCTCCAATTCTATACTTAAATCCAGTGTTTGTTACGCTGCCGGGGATAACATTGCAACGCCTTGAAAAAC